GTGGCGTCCGCGTTCTCCAACTTGAAGACCACACCCGTGCTCACCGGCAGGCCATGGGCCTTGATGGTGAACTCCAGGTGGGTGTTGGGGGACTCGGGCACTACTTCGATGCTCGGATCGTTGGCCTCGGCATCCTCAGCCGTATCCGGCGAGGGCCAGAACTCAGGATGGGGCTGGTTGTTGAACTCAGCCGCCGAATCCTCAGCGTCAGCCTTGGGCTTGGCCGACGACTTCTTCGCGGCCTTCTTGGTCGCCATGGGGAACCTCCTTGGTGAATGCTTGCAAGAGCCTGGCGCGGGCCAGGTTCTCTCCGAGAGCGTCTACGTCTTCTCCTCCGCAGATCACGCCCGTGGGCAACACCCATAGGCGATCCACATGGCCATCCAGCCGTTTCTTGCCGATGCCATAGGCGCGGACCTCGCCCCGCTCCTTGATCTCGAACATCTCCTCCTGCGTGACGCCGAGGGCGTCAGGCGGCGGAAGATTGGCAACCCCGACCACACGCGAGGTGTAGTAGGGCTGCTCGCCCTGGTGGACGACGAGTTCCAGCACCGGCACCGAACCAGCCTTGCGGGCCAGAATCCAGTGCCCGGGTTTCCGAAGCAGGTGGGCATACGTCTGCGCCCAGCCAGGCTCGTCAATGTCGATGGCGGTGGGGTCGGGGGTCAGCAGTACGAGGACGTACGGGCAGTCCCCCACGAACTCCACTAGACCACGGTCACAGACAGGGTCGCAGCATCGGAGTTGTCTTCCTCATCGTGGAGACGGACCGTCCAGGACCCGTCGCCGGGGAAGATGTATCCGTTGAACTCATGCTTCCCGTCCGCGCTCACATTGAAGAGGTGTGAGTATCCGGAAACGGTCTCTTCCTCCAACCCAGAGGGTGGAGTGAAACGGATGCGATAGCGGTGCTGAGTGCCATCGTCGTTATTCACGTCGGCCCCGGTCACATTGATCCGGACCGCCGTCTTCTTGGCCGTGATCGACCCCGACGGCGGGGTGATCGCGAGTGCTGCAACCATGTATCTCTCCTATCGGGCGGTGGACCAGGTGTTCTCCAGGTCGCGCTCTTCGAGCGTCATGTCCTCGCTCATCCCGGACCGCTCGCTCAGGCCCGCATCACGGCGAGTCTGACTTTTCATGTCGTCGGTCTGGGCCTCATCACCAGGGGCACGATCTCGCCACTGGCTGATGTCTTCCGGATCGGGCATCCCGTTCCTCCTACGTCTCGTCGTACGAGTACGACACCGTTTCGGTGGTCCAGTTGCCGGGAGTCGCGGAGCCGCCTACCTGCAACTGGAACACGCTGTACTTGGTGGTGGCATTCAGAGCCGAATACGACGCTGTATCCCAGGTGCACTTCGCCCCCGAGGTACAGGTCGTGAAGTTCGTGGTTGCCACCGCCGAGGTGGTTGCCACCGGCTGGGTGTAGGAAGTGGTGGCCCCGGCCCACATCAGAGTGGTGTTGGACTGGACTGCACCATCACCCCATATCTTGAAGTTGGTGACCGCATTGGCCGGAGCCGTATCGACCTTCAACTTCACGTACTTCTCGTACGAGTTAGTCCCCACCGTAATGGGGTTGGCCTGGCGGTTGGCCAGCGAGTTAGTGGCGTTGTCGGCACTAATCAGGTCGATGCCAGTGACGGCGCTCGACTCGGTGCCTGAGCCAGACCCGGTCTGCACGCGCAGCGAAAGGGCTGCAACCATGGACTATCTCCTTGTGGGCCTTGGCCTCGAACCGGAGGAAGCCCTGGCGGGCGACCGACTCGGGGGTGTGGCGGGAGGTTTCTTGGCGTCGAGGGCTTCCTGGGCGGAGGGGACCTCCTCCAGGCTGACGGCCCCTACGGGGGTGCCCATTAGGAGTTCGTCGTACTGCGGACCCATCGGTTCGTACCCGTCCTGCTTGCGCGCCTCATTGACGGTCTTCCAGGGAGCCCCGGCCAACGCGAGTTTGTTGATCTGGGCCTTCTGGAGGGTCTCCTTGAGGTTGAGGCGGGTGAACCGGAAGGCGAGATTATTCTCGGGGCCACCGAACACGGGGTCCCATACGATCTCGCGCGTGAAGTAGTCCTGAATGAGCGCCAAGAGCGGGCGGAGACCCCGATCCTCGGTATGCTCACTTTGGACCTCGCTGGTGGATCGGTTCACATCGAACGTGATCCCCAGGTCCTGGGGGGAAAGCCCGTACACCGCTGCGATCTTGCGCACCAGGTACTGCTGCCACTCCAGGAATTGCATGTCCCGGTTGGATGAGCGGAATGGGATGAACTGAGCGCCCTTGGTGCCTCCCAAGAACGCCATCGCTCCTCGCCCAGCGACCTCAGCCAACCAGTACGACTTGAACTGCTCGACCTGCTCCGGGCGGACCCCTTCGCCAAGATCGAGCATGCCATCAGGGGCGGCGGCAGTGACCTGTCGCCGGTTGTACTCGTGCCCACCCAACTCTGCGTCGATGGTGGACTTGAGCGTCTCCAGTGGGGAGAGGCCCACCACGGTGTACGTTCGAGGATTCATCATCAGGTAGACGAACTCGTCGTTCAGCCAGCGGGCGCGCTCCACATGATCTGGCCACCAGAAATAGCGCGGCTCACGCGGGTCACCATCCCAGATGGCGCTGACCCGAATTTGCCCGCTATCGACGGACCACAACTGCACGATCTCGCCGCGCAGGTTGCGCTCCTTTTCAATGGCTCCGGCATCCAGGACCAGCAGGTCCTCGATGATGGGCTCGATGAATGAGCGGAAGGAGTCGGTGGTGGCATTGGGCGTGTCGAACAGCGCCTTGATGCGCTTCGACAGCCGCTTGGTGTCCATCTCAATGTCGGTGTTGTAGGGGACGATGTCCCACTCGGCGCTGGAGACCTGTGCCTTGCGCACGTTGATGGCCGCTCGCACCCACTCAGAGTGCTCAGCCCAGTGGCGGAACTGGCCAACGTTGGTCTTGGCGACCTGTTTGCCGGGGTAGATCATCCCCACCGCTGACACGTCTGGAATCTTCTTGGGGCTGGCCTTGGGTGGCCCGCCGCGCACGGCGATGGCCTTCTGCATCCAGTTGGTCAGGAACGTCATCGTCCGCTCCAATCCTTGAAGTGCTGGTTGACGACGTTCTGCTGTATCCCGTTCAGACGGTCGTTGACCAGGCGGTAGTTGGCCTTGCCGATGGCTTCCTCCATGGTCATGGCGTGGGTATCCATGCCGATCATCAGGTCAGCCAGGTGATCGGGGATGTTGTGCTTGCCGTCGCGAAACTCGACCTCAGCCACGGTCACCTCCCGACCGATCCAAAGAAGAAGCCACCGCCGCCCAGGTCCATGCTGAATCCGAGCGCATCAACCATGTCGTCGTGCCCCTTGGGGAACATGGCCAATTCGCGCTCGAACTCGGAGTCCTTCAACGAGAGGTGGTGGTAGACCTTGTGCGCTTCATACTTGGCCGCGACCGCGCGAGCGCGGGTCACCTTGTCCACGTCGGATTTCTTACCTTCGACCGGAAGACGTGGGTACTCCCGGGCCAGTTGCTGGATGAGGGTGGACTGGAACTGCTGGTTCTCGATGATGATGAGTGCCATATCAGGATGGGCCAGCCAGCCGTCCATGACGAACTCGGCGTGGTGTGTCTCTCGTTTATCACGAACGACACTGAGCACGTAAAAGTTGCCATCGTCGTCCTCAGCCACCGTTACCCGGGCGGTGTAGTCGGCGCGCTCCTTCTCCGAAGAAGCCAGGTCCACGCCCATGCGGACGGTGTAGCGCTTCCCCTCGGGCAGGGTCTTGAAGTAGTAGTCGTCGGGCAGCCGCTTGAAGATGTTGCCCGCCATCAGGCCACTGATGTCGTTGAGGTAGGAGCAGGCGAACATGGCCGAACCCATGTCGATCCGCTCTTGCTCCAACTTCTCGACCGGCCACAGTTCGGGCCACAGCGCCGTGACCTCGCCCTCGTCGGTCTCGCTGAGGGCTCCCTTGATGAGGTAGCGCCAGCCCTTGCCACCGTCCTCGATGGGGGTGATGAGTTTCTCGTACATGTCACCCTCAGCCCAGCGCGTGCCGAGCACGATGATCGCCCCATCCGGGGTCAGACACGGCTTGAGGGTCTTCCAGAACCAGGTCTCGATCTTCTCCTGCTGCTCGACGTTCATCGTGTTCTCTTCATCGAGAATGTCGTCGCACAGGATGATGTCGAAGCGCTTGGAAATGATCGCGCCACCGGCTCCCGCCGAGTAGAGAGTCACGTTGTTGGTGCCATGGTGCGGGGACTCAGCCCGCAGCCACTCCACGTCGGTCCACTTGGTGCGGCCCACGATGTCCCCGAACACCTCACGGAAGCGCTCATTGGACTCATAGGTCCAGCGGATGGCGCGGGAGAAGTCGTTGGCCTGCTTAGCGGTGTTGCTGATGAGGCCAACCCGGATGTCGGGGTTGTTGGCGATCAGCCAGGCCAGATAGATGGTGTTGCCCCAGGTGGTCTTGGCGTGGCCTCGGGGCTCCAGGATGACGATGTTCTCGCGGGCCTGGATGGCCTCATGTACAAATTCGACCATCTCCCGGTGGTGAGCCGCCGGTTGATGGCCGAATACGTATTCCCCGAAGGCGTATACGTCAGTTGGGGCGAGAGCCCTCAGTGTGAAGTTGTGGAGTTCCCTCCACTCCTCCTCCGACAAGTTTTGCCCGAGCAACTCGTTCAAGTTCCCGGAGAACGTCGAGGTCGAGGGAGGTGCTGGTGGCGTCGATATTGACCCCAAGGATGGTCGCCTCCGTTCTACTCGTCGGCTGGCCGAACAGCACCTGCGCGGCGTTGATGAGGGTGGCCAGGTCCTTGGGCGTGACCTGCACTGCTCCCAACTTCAACTGGCGTCCGTACTCGTAGAACGAGGCGCGGATCAGTTTGATGGCCTCTTCCAGCATCTCCTCGCGTTCGGAGATGTGGGCGCTGCGGGTGTGTTCCAGGGCGGTCTCGCTGACCGAGGCGCGATAGCCCGCCCGCTTGCCCTCCCAGTCGTGGTTGCGACCGTATTCGGCCATCGAGCCGAAGCCGATGCTCCACTTCTTGGCCAGGGAGCGGTAGGAGTCGCTGCCGGTGATGTATTCGCGCTCAGCGGCGTCGTAGTCGATCTTGGTCCTAGCCATCGAGGTAATCCTTCGCGATCAGTTCCAGCGCCGCCCAGTCCTCGACACGTTGATCTGACCCGGACTGCTGCGCTACAGCAATCGCTTGGTCGAGGACTTGGGCGGCATCTGGCGGCATGCGGAAGACGCGCTCGACCCAAGTGCGTCCCGCTGTGGGGTTTTGCGGCTTCTCGAACGACTCCCAGTCGAAGGCGGGCAGGTTGGTCATCTCTGCGAAGGCTTCCTTGGAGAAGGGCAGCACTTCGAGCAGATCAGTGGTGGTCTC